GGCGGAAAGCAACCCGGTGAGCCGATAAAACAACGCATTCCACTTTGACGAATCAATGATTTCGGCAAACTTCTGGCCTCCGTGCCATTCATCAAGATCAATATCGGTGTTGCGATAAGGCGTGCCCGGTACCGGCGGATATGCGGGTTCTTCCGCGTCTTGCGCCCAGGCGCCTTCCGGCATTGTAATTGTTCTCTGTATCGCCATGCGTTGCCTCGCTTAAATCAATGCGCTCGTAACCCATGCGGGCGCCAAATCAATCATCCGTGGATCGTCCGTCCGACACCACGTGCTTTGATATTCGTGAATATAAGTTATTTCCCACGGCTTCAAACGCGCTTCACGTACCTTGTCAGCCGCGGCCTTCGCTGTCAGGTCAATGATATGCGGCACGACGGTTTCGGGATGGTAGTACTCCCATCTTATATCGCCCACGCGCAATATCGCGGCGCGCAATTTATCCGCCGCGTCTGGCCCGCTCAAACCAATTATGTCAGGAACGATGCTATCGGCGTAAAAATACGTGATTTCGCCGGGTTCAAGTAACGCCGCAATGATTTTTATAACCGCATCAAACGCCTCAAGGCCGATAAGATTCGGTACTTTTATAAGGCCGCCGTCGGCCAGAACATCAATGCTTAAACTCGCGCCGGCCCATATGCCGACGTGAATGTTTACATCTGTTTCAACATCTTCAACGTCAGGCGGACGCGACCCGATTGTTACAACGTCCCTCACGGATAGACCGACGCCGATATACAGTTGTAGTATCGCGTTAAGCGCGTAGAGCAGCATCTCGAAAGCCGATCGCTCATTCTTCGTACTGTAGATAGCGCGTATCAGACTATTTACTTCATCGGCGTCGGTTACTTCCTCATCCGTAGCGACGCGGAACGTATAGGGAGCGCCGCCGTATTCGTACCACTCTTCAATCGTTGCCTCGGAAAACACAAGGGAAATTAATTCGCGCACTGTAGACGGCGTACCCTTGCGCATATGCCATGCAAACGAATTTGCGATAAGTTCGCGCCGTACTTCCCGCGATAGATTCGCGTCATAAAAATCGACGTGTTTTTCCCAGGCTTTTAAAGCAAGCAGGTTATCGTCTGTAATGTTATTAATATCGTGACTTTCACGGATATAATTAATGGCGGACTTTAGTTTGCTGAACGCTTTATCAAGCGCCGCGGCCATAGCTTTAATGTCCGGATCAAACGCAATTGAACCGGGTAATAAATCCAAGCCTGGTTTATCTAAAATATCGGACATTAATCCTGTTCCAATCCCGCGAATATAACGGCGTCATCAATCACAATTGCCGGATTTAAAAGCGCGACTTCATCGCGCTCTAAAACTTCAAACGTCGGCAAAGCAACGACGCATCTTTTAGCGCCCGCCGCCATTATCATGCGCGTTAATTCAGATGGGTTTATATCGCGGCCCAATCGCGCGTATTGCCAGGCGACCCAACCGTGAACCGCCGCCGTTATGCTCTCCTGAATTGCCGTCATTGCCGTTGCGCGCGACTCCGCAATCCAGTAAGTCACCTGTAAATCGTAATGAACCACACGCGGTTGTAAAACATGCACAAAATCCGTCAATGGACGCACTGTATCCGCGTTTAGCGTTTCATCGACCAGGTCAAGGATGTTTTGCGTTGGAATTTCACCATCATACATCAATGGAACAACGTTCACATGACCAGGGCCGGTTCCGGACGCGCGGCAAAACTCGTCAAACCGATTCCGCCAGTGATTCGCCGTGTTGTCGTCAACGGAATGTCCAAAGATTTCGCCTAAAAACAATTTCCAGTAAACCAAGTCAAGCTCTGGCATCCATGCCGCGACATCGGTAATGCCTGAGTGTGCCGTCCGCGCCCAGAATTGATACGCGCCCGTAGAACCGGCAACGCTGAAACTTTCGGGCGCTTCCCATAACCGCATTCTATAGGGATCATCGCGTTCTATGTCCGTTCCGCCCGCCGAGTCCGTCGTATTGACGACCGCTTCCACAAACGGAAAACGGTTAATCATCGTGTTAAGCTGCCCGGCAACAAATCCGTTACCAATCAATCCCGGTTCAGTGCAACGCGCTTCCACGTCGCCCGTTGTTTGACCGGGATAAATCAACAAATCGCGTATCGTCGCAAACTCCACCACGCCGTTTGACGTAATCTTTGAACCCGCCGGTATGACGACTACCGCCGTTTGCGCAACCGACAATGTATAGCGCACGGTACAGACGGCATGATGCGCCGCAAGCCGGCGGCCGCGTTCGCCATACGGCGCGCCGAAATTATCCAGAAACCCGCCGCGGGCATATTTCAACAAGCCCATTTTTCCGGCGTGATCTACAAGGTTTGAAAACTGGATAAACCGGCTTGCGATATACGACAGGAACAATCGCCGATGATCGGACGGCTGCAGCGTCCAGTTTTCCATACCGTCAAGACGCGCGGCGGCCTCGAAGCCGGTCAGGATTTCGCGCTCGATTTCAGCGGCGTCCGTAGAGGCAAATTCAGCGTCGGGGAGAAAACTCAAATCTTCAGCCATGTCAGTATCTCAATTCCCAGCAAATTATTGGAAATATGCGCCCATCCAGTATCTCATCTGTCCGTTCCCGAAACGTCACGCGCGTAACGCGACAGCGCGGAATATAACGCCTAATCGCCGCGACTATATCCTGTTGCGCACGCGCGCGCGCCGTCTGTACCGGCGTTGCCAGCAGAGACATATCAATGCCAAAATCGCGATCCATTACGACGCTGCCGCGCGGCGTGGTCAGCAGGATTTTCAACTCCTGGTCTACGGCCTCTGCGCCGGTTAAATTCCATTGCAAACGGCGGCGCGGCTGTCCATCGACTAAGTACACCTGTCCCATGTCAGTTGTATTCCTTTAATGTCGCCGTTATGACGGCGTAAACAACCGCGCCGTCACGCCCGCGCCTGATGTGTTTTTCTTCCATCTGTTCAAACAACCAATCATGGTCATGAATCGGCTCGTCGCCTAAAATCAGCGGCGCTACCATGCCGTTACGCAATTTTTCCGCGACCGTTTTCAGCATCTCCGGAACATTGACGCCTAATTGCGCGTGAACATGCATGTCAAACGTCGCTTCGCTTTGTCCGGCCCCGGAATACTGCGGTCTGACCATCCCGTATGCCGGTTCGCTTACCGGCCAACGGGCGCGGGTCGTAATCGCCATATCACAGAAATCGCGGACGTTATCCGCTGAATGCTCAAAAACAATGTCGCCGTAACTTCCAAGCATCGGCATGTCAAATCACCTATTGCGGCGGCGCGGTCGGCGTCGGCCCGCCCGGCCCCGGACTATACAGATGTGTGTGTGCTTGCAATGAAATACTTCCCGCGACAATGTCGCCGGTTGCCGTGATATCGCCATCGACCGTGACGTTGCCTTCGATTTTGACCGGCGCTTTGATCGTGACGGACGACGCTTCAATCGTTATTGAGTCCGCTATTTTTACCGTCATTGCAGCGCCGCCGGTGACGGTAATATCCGATTCGACATTGAGCGTGACTTCGCTTTCGGATTCGATCAAAATGTCTTTTTTTACGCCGACGGTCAGATGCCCGACAGGGATTAATGCCGTAACGTTGCCCTCGCCGTCATGGACAAACCGCGTACCGTCTTCAAATTCGGCGCTCCATATCTCCGCGTCCGATTCGCCGGGCAAATTCGTTTGTGTATAAAAATTCCCCAAAACGAAGCCCTGCTCATGTCCGTTCGGCAGAAACAGACATGTTACGTGTTCGCCTACGCGCGGCATGTGATACACGCGCGGGTTTTTCGTTCCATGCGTCAACACAGGCAAATCAAATGTCTCCCATTCATTCACGCCACGAACGGCGACGCGTACCCGGTGCGTTTTCGGGTCAACACTGGAAACCTGCCCGCTGCAGATCAAATTTTCCATTTTCCGGTTTGCGCTCATACGTCAATACCCCAAAGCACGGTGACCGGTGAACCTTGTCGTATATCCCGACGCCGACAGGTCATGCGTCGCTGTGTCCACCAGAAACCGTCCATCGCCCGCGCTGTTGAATATCAGGTCTACAGTTGCGCCGGATACGATGCCCACGTTGCCGAGGACGGTAACATTGCACGTCCATTCGTTCCGGTTTGCCTCGCGGAGTTTCGCGGTCGCCTTTTGCGTCGCCGCCGGCGAGCCTTTAATATCGCTGAAATCGTCAACGAGATTTCCCGTACCGGATGCCGTCGGCAACTCCGCCGGACGTTCGTTTAATTGCATTGTCGCGCCGACTTTCGGAGCGCCTGGCGGCGTAAATTCGCCCTGAAACTGATTGCCCGTGTCCGGATCGGAGTAGCTCACCACGGCGCTTTGCGCCAAGCCGGCTGATGACTGCTCAATTTCGCCGTCGATAACGCGGTTGTCGCCCCAGCTATATATCGCGACCGGGGCGTGTTCTTCGTATTTACGCTCTTCATACATGACAACCCTGTCGGCTGTTACCTTCATGCAAAGGCCGCTGTCCTTTGCCAGCCGGTCAAGAAACTCCAGGTCGGTTTCATTGCGCTGGTCAATACGGTCAACATTAAATTCACTGTCGCAATCCCATAGGAAACCCAGGTTGTTACGCGAGGCTACGTCGCCGGCGATTTCTTTCCGCGTCCGGTTTTCCCATACATCGTTTTTCCGTTCCACGCGAGCGGTGGAAGCTACCGGCACGGACACGGCTTTGATTTCCACCGTAGCGGGCGGGCGCAATTTCATACGACTGTTGTCAACTTCAAACGTTCCGCAAAACAACTGATGACGGTCGCCGTCCGCGTTCCAGTTTTCCGTTACAATCCACGCTTTCATTACCGTGCCGGTTATGCCGTGGGACGGCGCGGACGGACTGCCCGCCGGGCTTATGCCGCGGCCCATGATGTCCGAAAAATCGCCGCGCAAGCTTTCAAGCGACATTATCAGTCCTCGTAATCGTCAAAATCATTCATGTCAAATTCAACTGAAACAGCCGTGCCGGTCGATGTTTCCCGTACCGTTCGCGGCTGCGGCCACCAGGGGCCGCGCCAGTTTCCGGCGCCGTCAAAAAGCGTGATTGCAATCTCGTCCGCTTTGTCGGCGTTGTCCGTGTACGAAAAGCTCACAATTTCCTTGTCCACGTTGATGACGCGCCCGTCATATTCCAGTCTTAAAAACGCCCGTCTTGGCTTTCTCATATTTTCCACGGCGGCAGATTCTCCGCCGATGACGCCAAAACCGGAACATCGGGGACGTCAATCAGGACATTCGCCGGAAAGATCTCAACCTCGATATAATCCGGATTTGCCTGAATCAAAAGTGACATGCAGCGCTCGCTGCCATACTCGCGTTTGGCAATCATGTCCCAGGCGTCGCCGGATACCGTTCTTATGCGCCTACCCATGACAATCGCGCCTCCTGCCGTTTGTATTCCGCCATTTCCCGGGCGAAATTTCTTCCCGCCGTCGTTCCCGCACGTTCGATTTCCTGGATCTGCCGCGGCGACGGCGTACCGGTTATGTTGATATTGATAACAGGCGCAATCGACGTTGTTCCGCCGTCTACCGCAGGCGCTTGTCTACCCAGTAGACCGCCGCCGATGTTGCCTACCGCCGCAGATAGGCGCTCTAAGGCCGCGCTTATGCCGCTGTCCGGAGCTTGCATGGCCGGTTGCGTCTGCGGCATGGTTGTTGTCGCCCGCCGCGCGGCTTCCCTGCCGCCGCCAGACGCCGGGCGTTTAAACATACCCAGCTTTTGTCCGGCGGCCTCCCACATGCCCACAGAGCGCGGCGTCCGCCTTTCTGGAATGATGTATTCCGGCGCGTCGCCGACGACCGCCATATGCGGCTTTGTTACATACCCGCCCTTTGCATATGCCGGGACGCCCGCGGGCGCTTTGATTGACGCAGCCGTCTGCGCCGTTGCTTCGGCTTCCTTTTTCGCGCCGCCGAAAATGCCCCTCACAAAGCCGCCAATGCGCCCGAATGACTTCTCCCAGAAATCAAACAGCGGGCCAAATATGCCCTTAATCACATCAATCCAGCCCGCAAGGTATTTCTTGATTCCGTCCCATACCTGCTTAACGCCTTCGCCAGCTTTTTCCCAGTCGCCCGTGAAAACGCCCATAAACGTTTTCACAGTGCCGCCAATGACGGTAAAAATACCGTCAAATACCTTTGCCAATGCCGTTATGGTATTTGCGACGACGTTAATTGAGCCGACAAGCCCGTATCCGATTATGTCTGTCAATACGTCAATGACGGGTTTCGCATACTCGAAAGCCGTTTTGAGCGCGGCCCTTACCTGGTCTATAACCGGCATGACGGTTATAATCGCGCCCTTCACCGCCTCGAAAACATTTTGAAGAGCAGGCTTAACCTTATCCCAGTTTTTTATAATCAGGTACGCACCCGCGGCAACGCCGGCAATAATCGGCAGCACCGGAAGAAACGCGGCGAGCGCTCCTTTACCGGCAACGGCGCTGACTATGCCAAATGATTTGAACGCGCCCACAGCCATTTTCGCAAGCTTGACGGTCTGGAATATCGCGGCTCCTACCTTTATCAGCGCCGGTAGAAATGCCACGCCGATACCGATCTTTGACAGGTTTCCCCAGCCGCCGACAAAGTCTTTAACGGCCTCAACTCCACGCCATATCTGCTTTGCCGTATCGAACGCGGAAACGGCGATTTCCTTTATTACCGGAACGGCTTCTTTTAACCGCGGGCCCAAGCCCTGGGCA